GAAGAAGATATGATTATTCGTGGTGGAGGGAAAGCAGGAATGTTTGAAGACAAAGAGAAAGCAACATGGCTCGTTAAGAGCTGAAATTAATATATATGACCAGTGACATATTATCACCGGTACAGGCCCAAAAGGAAATAATCACAACCGGTTATTATAAGAATACTAAGCATTATAATACAGAAGAGTGGCGTGCTTCTGCATTGCAATTTGAGCAATCTGGAAGATACACCAACTATCCTATAAATTCTCACCCGAATAGTATGTACTACAAATTTTGGGAAGAAGAAGCCAGGCGATCAGTTTTCGGATATAATATTGGAAGAGACTGGATACCTGGTTATTTTTATTTCTATCTGAACTATTGTCCTATACCTATTGCTGTAGAAAGAAGTGATAATGAAGAAGAGAAAGATTTTGATGATTTAGCTAAACAGGCACAAGCAGACAGAGAAGATCATTTCCCTCACTTTTGGGATGATGATTATACTTATTATCATTATTTGGATGAGTCAGAAAAAGTAGGAGAACATGCAGCGGTTATTAAAACTAGGGGCCGCGGTTTTAGTCTTAAAGGAGGTTCAATGTGTGATCGTAATTATTATCTTATCCCGGGATCTAAAAGTTATTGTTTTGCAGATGATAAAGACTATCTTATAGAAGATGGTATAATAACTAAGGCTTGGGATATGATGAGTCATATAGAGGACCATACTCCATGGGGGAAAAGAAGACAAGTGCATAATAGTATAATGCATAGGAGAGCTTCGTACTATACACAGAGAAGTGGTTTAAAGATAGAGAAGGGTTTTAAGTCAGAGATTATAGGGGTAAGTCTTAAGAATAATTACAATAAAGCTCGTGGTAAACGTGGAAAATTAATTCTCTACGAAGAATCGGGCAAGAACCCTAATCTATTAAAAGCCTGGAATATTTCATTGAAAAGTATGCAACAGGGGAGACTTACTTTTGGATTGCAAGCAGGTTTTGGCACTGGCGGGACTGAAGGTCAGGACTTTATGGGATTAGAACAACTCTTTTATGAGGGTGGTGGTTATAATGTTCATATGATTCCTAATAGATGGGATTCGGTTACTGCAGGTTCTAAATCCGGATTCTTCTCTTCTGTATTAAAAAACCTTGAGGGGACCATGGATAAGGATGGTAACTCAGATATAGAACTTGCAGACAAATTAATTGAGGCAGATAGGGATAAAGTAAAAAGAGAAACAAAAAATCCGGAAGCAATAATAAGGCATATAGCTGAAGAACCTAAAACTCCGCAGGAAGCATGCATGCGTATCGGTGGTACTATCTTTCCTATAAATGATCTTAAAGAACAACTCGCCCACGTAAGAACTCATCCAGAGAAATTTGAAGATACAGAATATATCGGGAAACTTGTTATTGATCCGGAAACTGAAAAGATAAAATGGGAACCGGATCCGGAAGCAAAACCAATTAGGATATTCCCTTTAAATGATAAGAAGCTCATAGAAGGATGTATAGTTATTTATGAGCATCCGGTAGCTGGAGAAGATGGAGAAGTACCATATGGTCTTTATTTATCAGGCAATGATGCTTATGATCACGATGATTCAACAACAGATTCGCTTGGTTCTACATTTATAATGAATAAGGTAACAGGAAGAATTGTTGCGGAGTATACTGGCCGACCATTAACAGCTAACATGTATTATGAGAATGTTCGTAGGTTATTAATATATTATCATGCTAAGTGTAATTACGAGAATGATTGTAAGGGAATGGGAACTTATATGAATAATTCATTTGCTTCATATTTGCTTTGTGATACACCAAAAGTAGTAGCAGATAGAGTTGTTGACAAGATTGTTCTTAACAGGGGTAAGGGTTCTCCAGGAACACAAGGAATAAATAAGTGGGCCAGAGAACTAATCCTTATATGGCTTGTAACTAAAATTAGTAATGATAGCGAATTAACGAATTTACATACTATAAGATCTATTCCATTATTACAGGAATTAATATATTGGCATAAAGACGGGAATTTTGATCGCGTATCTGGTCTTGGGATGTTAATGCTTCTCAAGGAAGATATGATGCATTTTGATCCGGAAGAATCGCATAAGGCATTGGAGGTACCAGATTTTTTTGCAAGGACAGCAATGTTTCAACATAAGGCTAAAGAGAAACTTGATCCATTTGCAAAGATTATTAAAATGAGACAATTGAAAGAGTAACTAAACCAATCAAAAATTAAAATTATGTTACAGACAAAAATTTACCATTTGCCTGCTCAGAAAAAATCAATGGCCGAAAAGAATGATACCTGGGGCAAAGAAAATATTGAGGCAGGATTAACAATTACTACCTCTGAAACAGGATTGATCCGGAAACGCAAAGCGGATATCAAAGTAAATTATAACTTGATAGCAGGGATAATTGACGAAGCAGAGATTGAGAAAGCCTTTAATCCTATGAATATTAAAGGTGTTAACTTCCCTGCAAAGATTCAGAACTATCCTATTGAGCTATCAAAGTTTAACGTATTAAAAGGAGAAGAATCAAAACGTAGATTCGATTTCCGTTTAAGAACAGTTAATGAAGATGCTATTAGTGCAAAAGAATATGCAATGGGCATGCAACTAAGAGATCTTATATTTTCTGAAATAAGCAACTCTAATTATTCGGAGGAACAGGCAGCGAAGAGGATGGAACAATTAAAGCATTATCAGGAATATGAATACCAGGATGCTTCCGAGAAGATGGGTAGTAGGATACTGTCATACTTCTGGCACACACAGCAATTAAAATTCGTATTCAGTTCGTCATTCTTTGATGTGCTTGTAGCTGCAGAAGAAATCTTTTCTGTAGATGCAATACATGGTGAACCAATAATAACAAGAAAAAATCCCCTTAACATATCTACTATGGGTATGGGGGAAAGTCATAAGATAGAAGACGCAGATTTAATAGTGGAGGACGGTTTCAGATCCGTTGGTAGCGTGGTCGATGAGTTTTGGGATGTTTTGAGTAGTGATGAACAGACACAACTTGAAGAGAAAAGTCGTTTTGGAAAACATCCTGCAGATATAGTATTGATTGGTCCTGTTGATAGTGATCAGGAAAGTACTTTGCATTCAAACTCCCAACTCATAACCGTTGATGGTGAAACAGCTCGTGGCTTCGGAAGTTTTTATAATGCCGATGGTGATATAAGAGTGTCCAGGGTAGTGTGGAAGTCCCGTAAGAAAGTTGGACAATTAAGTTATATTGATGCAAAAGGAGATGAAAGAGAAACATTTGTTGATGAGAATTTCCCGGTAAGAGAAGATCTTGGTTGGAAAGTTAAATGGGTTTGGATTAATGAATGGTGGCAAGGGTATAAGATCGGGCCGGACATATACAAAAGAATGGAGCCACTACCAAGAATAGGATCTACAATAAGTAATCCTTCTAAATGCTTACCCCCTTATGTAGGTACAATATACAGTATAAACACCAGTGAAGGCATATCTCTTATGGATAGGGTAAAACCATACAAATACCTTTATAATGTCTATATGAGGCGTACAGAGCTTGCGTCTGCACGTAATAAAGGAGTAATAGCTGAATTGGATCTTGCCGAGATACCTGATGGCTGGGATGAGGAGATGGTAATGATGTATGCAGAGATGAATGGATATATGATTAAGGATTCATTTAAAGAAGGTAAGAAAGGACAGGCACAAGGAAGATTAGTAGGTACTGTTAAGCAAAGAAAATCAGAAGCAATAAACTTGTCTTCGGAAGGAGTGATAAAAGCAAATCTTGAACTGGCACTATATGTTAAGAATGAACTTAGTGAAATAGCAGGGATATCTCCACAACGTGAAGGACAGGTTAGTAATCGTGAAACACTTGGTGGTGTAGAGAGGAGTGTTACACAATCTTCTCATATTACAGAGGAGTGGTTCATGTTACATGATAATACAAAGATAAGAGTGTTAACATTAATTCTTGAAACAACAAAATACTGCTGGGGTGATGCAAAGAATGGTGGTGTAAAGAAATTGCAATATGTTGATGATGGATTAATTTCCAATATAGTAAACGTTGATAGGAAGATGTTGGCTGAAAGTGAGTATGGGTTATATGTATCAGACAGTTCAAATGATGCAGCACTTATACAAGCGATCAAGCAGTTTGCTCATGCAGCATTGCAGAATGATAAAGCTAAGTTATCAGATGTGTTGAATATATATCGTGATACAAGCGTTTCAGCTATGGCTAAGAAGCTTGAGCAGTCAGAGAAAGATAGTAATCAAAGAGAAGATACTGCAAGAAAAGAAGGTTTGGAATCACAAGAGAGAACACAACAAGCAATGATGCAGTTTGAGCAAATGAAACTTGAGCAAACATTCAATATTGAGATGAGTAAGATTGAAGCAGATATCACAATGAAGCAAATGGAGATTGATGCTGAGATGATGAAAAATCAAGATGCAAATAGTAACCAATTAGAGAAGAATCAGGCTGATCTCGAAAAACTACGTTTGCAACTTGATGAGAGGCGTAAGGAATTTGAAGAGAAAAGTAAGCAATTCAATGCAAAACTAAAGCAGGATAAAGAGATTAATAAACTGAATATCAATTCGCAAGAGAAGGTTGCAAAGCAAAGGAAAGTAGCATCAAAAGCTTAAATAAAATTTTACGAAAATCTCAAAACGTATAATAAAATTATATATAAAAATCTCTATAAAGGAAAAAACTTATATAACAAAGACAGTATTGGTGATACTGTTGTGCATTTATTTACTAATTATTAAACTTGTAAAGCAAAGGAGAAATTATTTATGGAAAAAGAGCAGCAAACTCAAGAAGGTCTTTTTAACACTATCGACACAGGGAGTATTGAAGACAATCTAATCACTGTTGATCAAACCGAAGAAGAACTTAAAACAGTTCAGAAGGAGATCGGAACGGTTGATGACAAAGGAGATGGTAAAGGCACAGAAAGTGCTGACAAATCTACAACCACCGGTGATAATAAACCGGTTGAGAAACAAGAACCAAAAAAGCCTGAAACTATTCAGGTTGATAATACATCTGAAGCAGCAGGAACAGATGAACAGAAAATAAAAGAAGATACAAAATCTGGGGGTGCGCCAAAAACCACCGAAGAGTCTTCTGTTCATCTCCATGCTGCGTCTCTTCAGGATAAAGGCGTACTCCCAAATTTTAATCTTGATGACATTAAAGACTTACCACCTGCCGAGGCATTAGATAAGATAGATGAACATATTGCTACACAGATACAGGAATCAATTACTTCCGGTGTTGAGCAGTATAAAAAATCTCTTAGTCCAATGGCACAGGATTTTCTTAAATCACTTGATGAAGGTGTTCCGCTTGAGGATGTACGTAATATAATGTCTTATAAAGAAAGGTATGCATCTATAAGAGAAAATGACCTTAAGGATAATGAGGATCTTCAAAAAGAAACTTATTCTGAATCCTTACGCATGAAAGGGTTTACTGAAACAAAAATTGCGAAATTCGTTGAGAAAGCAGTACAAGACGAAGAGTTGCTTGATGAGTCTAAGGATGGACTAACTGATATTAATTCAGCTATTACAAAACAGGAAGAAGGAAACAAGCAAGCAGCAATAGAGAATAAGAGAGTCAGGGATAAAGCAAATGATGCAACAAAGTTAGAGATAACAAAAACTGTTTCAGAGGCAAAAGAAATATTCCCGGGTATAGAGGTAACTAAGGCCGAGAAAACAAAGATCGAGGAAATGATGACTGTTCCTGTACGTTATGAAAGCAGGAATGGTAGAGAGATTCCTGTTAGTGCTGCAATGGATATAAGAGCTAAGGATCCTATTGCATTTGAGATGAAACTTAATTATTTTATCAAGAATGGATTTTTTGATGGCAATAAGGATCTTAATAAGTTTGCTAAGAAATCTGAAAGCAACGCTACGAATAAATTATTAAATAGTTTTGGGACTGAGAAGCATAAATCCGGATCTCCATCTGTTCAAACAGCAAAAACAGAAACGGAGAAGGAAGAGGAGAGTGCTATCATTTTCCCAGCAGACATGTAAAAACCAATTTTTAAATTTTATATAAATGCAACAAGTATCACCATTACAAGAATACGAACCGAAAGATTGGGCTGGTTTAACAACCAAGAACCACTTGGGCGCGATATTCCAAACGCAACCCCAAGAAACGAGTAAGTTAGTAAGTTTGCTATATAAGGCAAACAGAGGTATTAATTTTTCTATATTTTTGAATAAATTTAATACATTGACACTACCCACGGATGATGATTTCCGTTGGAGACTTCAAGGAAGTTCAAAGAAGAATATTCCTTTGAGTGCATGTTATGTTAACGGATCTGCAATTTCTGCAATAAGCAGGGTTGGTATAAACGGAGCAAGGTTT